TTTACTACTTTCAACACTTCAGGAACGGCGGAGCAACAGATTTTTATAAACAGTAGCGTTGACGGTAAGAGAATGCAATGTTCACTTTATAGAAGCGGTGCAGGTAAGCTAGGAGTATTGTCAACATTACGGTCCCCTGCTAACGGCAATACTGGCGGCAGCATAACAGCTGGGCAGTCATTAATTACAGCAATTCAAAAGTCAGATGCTTTATTATCATTCATTGACAACTCACAGGTTTCAGACAACAATGCCTCAAGAGGTGGTGCTAGTTTAAACAGGTTGGGATACTTAACTGCCAATAATAGGCCACTAATAGGAGGTATTTCTGAATACATAATTTATAATGCCGACAAATCAACCGACAGGGCAGCAATAGAAACAAATATTAATGATTTTTATTCAATTTATTAAATTATGGAAGGTTACAAATTCACAACAGAAAATAAAGCTCAAGAAGCGTTAAGTTTGGTCAATGATTCAATTACATTTTTCGAGGGGGGAACAACTACTTCATGGACAAATTATAGCTACGCAGGAGAGAACTCCCCTGAGTTTTACTTTATTCCTTCAGACTCACATACGGATACTATTTTAAAAGGAAAAGAAACTTTTGAAGTTGTTTATTCTGAATATTAAAAACAAAACAATAAATAAATTAAAATGGCAAATTCAAGTAAGGGTGTAAACCCTAGTAGATTAATAGGTACATTTGGTTCTAAGTATTTAAATAAGGACGTAGCACATACAGCAGTAAATGCTTATGCTTTTATTGCTCAAGAAGATACTGTAATGACAGTGTTAAAAGGGGGTGATGCAAGTGCTGCAACATCTACGGATAACTATCTAACATCAATGTCTTTAGGTAGTGTTACGTTAAAACAAGGGGCGTTAATACAAGCTCCATCGGGGGAGTTGTTCCAGGCTATAACAATGACTTCTGGTGCAATAATAGCTTATAAGTAATGCCGTTTGTATCAGCATCGGCAATATCCCCATATAACAGTATAAGGGGAGGAGCATCGGCATCAGCAAGCATTCTAGATTTTGCACCTTTTAATGTATGGGATAGTGAACACTTAATAGTTACTGGAAATACTATAACATTTGAAGATTTCAATAATGTTGGAAGTAAATACAATTTAGTTAACCCTGCCGCAACAAACAAGCCAGATTTACTTGCATCTGATTCTGAATTTAATGGTTTACCTTCACTTTCTTTTGATGGGGTCGCTGAATATGTAGTTGGTATTGCGTCAAATTATAGGAGTTCAGATACTACGGGGGCTTTTATTTCAGTTATGAGAAAAACAGCAGGAACCAGTACTCGTTTAAATCCTTTTCTAACTACCCAATCAAGTGGCAATAAGTACATAGGGTACTCAATAATAGGTGCTGGTGGTACATTTCAGTTTACAGTAAACCCCAGTTCCAATAAAAGTTTTAGAGGTAGCACAAACATAAACAACAATGACGCTTTTTCTATCGCAAATATTAATACAGGTACATCATACAAACAATACGTAAATGATACCGCCCAAACCGTGACGATGACAGGTGCTAATGATGGGTCCCTTTGGATAAATGATGCAGGGGGTAGTATTAATACGTTAGGTGTTGGTGCGTTGGTGCGTGGTGGAAATCCTAGCAATTTTGCTAAGATAGATTGGGTATTTAGTGGATACTTCCCTTATACAAGTGACGCTCAGATTGAGGGTATAATGACTTTTTTGATTAACAAATACGGATTATAATGGAGTTAGTAAATGGGTGGATAACACCAACAGTAGAACTGTATGAAGAAAAGCAAACCGAACTAGGTTTAGCATACAACATCGATATGCCACGGTATGCGGGTAGAATTGTAGACGGGGTTGTATTTCCTGATGTTGAATTAATAGCAGGTGGGTACTTTATGCGGGACATAAGAGGTCTTGGTCCTGTTTATATTACCGAGGCAGACATAAAGCAAGGCCCTGAACCAGAAGACTAATTTAAAATAATATAAACAAAATATCTAATTAAATCTACTCTATGACATAACAATAAAAACAAAGGCACATGGATAGCGATAGTCTTATATTAGTAGTAGGTGGTTTAGCTGGGGCGGTTGGAATTAAAGAGGTCTGGTCTATTATAAGAAAAAAGATGGACATGAATCACTCTGTGTCCTCAAGCCAGAGTAATTACAAGCAAAAAAGAATTGAGGAGTTAGAGGATGAGCTTAAACAATCTAATCAGGCCATACTTGAGTTAACAGTCAAGGTATCTAAATTAGAAGAAAGAATGCTGCACGTTGCAAAGAATAGAGTAAAAAAGTAAAAAAATAAGTAACTATATATAACAACAACAAAAAAACAATTTAAAATGGCAAACGAAGTAATTAACTTAGACACGGTATTTAGTGGTTTCAACAAAGGAACAGACTTACAACCAAAGAATGCAAGAACAAATAACCAAGGAGTAAAAATAAATGATATCGCAGGATTTACACAAATTCAAGCGGCTGCCCCAGCTACAACAACTGGATTAAAAGGTGACATGGTATATGTTTTGGCAGACCATAAAATATACGTTTGTGAAAATTCGTTTGGAACTTTAGAAGTGGGTACTGTATTAGCTGGCACTCCAAGTTCTGTAACTGGTGCAACGGCTGGCAATTACAGCGGTGTAGCCTTAACAGGTGGAACTGGAACTGGAGCTAAAGCTACTATTGCAATGGCTAACCCAACAACAGTTACATCTATAACTATCGATGTTGAAGGTAAGGGTTATAAAACAGCGGATACGTTAGTTATTGCTGCTAAAACTTTAGGCTCAGGCTCAACTTCATTTACTATTCCTCTTGTAGCAGCAGACACAGCTTCTATTTGGTATAAAACAGCAGCTCTTACAGTATAAAAGAGTAACAATATGCAGCAACAATAAGAAACAAAAAATAGAATGGCAAACGAAGTAATTAACTTAAACACGGTATTTAGTGGTTTTAATGGTGGAACAGACTTACAACCAAAGAACACAAGAACAAATAATCAAGGTGTAACGATTAATGACATGGCTGGTTTTATTAAAATTCTATCAACTGCTCCTGCCTCAAACGTTGCTGGTGATATGTATCTTCTTGGTTCAGTTCTCAAAGTTTGTGTAGTAAGCGGAAATCCAGGTTCATTGTTGACCTTTCAACCAACATAGCAAATCCTTTTTTATAGGATAAAATAGTAACATTACAATCTAATTAAATTTAATATATTATGTCTGACGAAATCGTTAAGAAATTAAACTTTGGAGACGAAGGTAAAAATAAAGTCTTTCAGGGAGTCTCAAAGCTAACCAAGGCAGTAAGCTCTACATTAGGAGCAAGCGGTAAATGTGTTATGCTTGAGGACTCATCTGGAAAACCATTAATCACAAAGGATGGGGTAACAGTAGCTAATTCAGTTACACTACTAGACCCTGTTGAAAATATGGGTGCTACGCTTCTAAAGGAAGCCGCTAGACAAACCGTTAAAGAGGCAGGTGACGGAACAACAACTGCTACGGTACTAGCACACTCTATTTTAAAAGAGGCATTTGAAACAAAGGACTACAACTCAAGAGAGGTAAGAGATGGAATAAGCTCTGCCGTTGAAAAGGTTGTAACGTACTTAGAAAGTAAAGCTGTAGATGTGAGTGGTGATATGCTAAAGCAGGTCGCAACAATATCATCTAACAATGACTCAGTTTTAGGGTCAATGATAGCTAAAGCTTTTGAAGACGTTGGCGAGAATGGTGTGGTTAGTATGGAAATATCTAATGACGAGGAAACATCCGTAGAGGTTGTGGATGGTGCATCGTTAGACAAGGGCTTAAAGAACCATCACTTTATTAATAACAAAGAAAAAGGTTCCTGTGAGTTAAATAACCCACTGGTGTTAATCGTAGAGAGCAAGATACCTAACGTAAGGAAGGTTCAAAGCATTCTTGAGTACATCATTAAGAACAAAAAAGAATTATTGATTATTGGTGATGCTGATGAGCAACTTGTTACAGCAGTCTCAATGAACGTATCTAAGGGAAACATCAAGGCAAATATTATTGACGCACCTGATTACGGTATTAATAAGAAGCAGACGCTACAAGACTTTGCGGTACTAACGGGGGCTACAGTGATAAACGAAGACCTTGGTGACGATATGGATTTGATTGATGTAAGCCACTTAGGAACGTGCTTGAAGTCAATAACAACATCTGACGAAACAATTATTCAAGTAGACGGAATGAGTGATGACGTTAAAGACTTAATCAAGCAGCTTAAAAAGGAGTTAAAGACCACAAAGATTAACGGCAAGAAACACTTACTTGAGAAAAGACTTTCAAGACTTGGAGGCAAGGTGGGAGTTGTTAAAGTAGGTGCAAATTCGGAGGTTGAATTAAAAGAAAAAGCTGACAGGGTTGAAGATTCAATCTGTGCAACTAAGGCAGCGATTAAAGAGGGTATACTTCCAGGTGGAGGTATTGCTTTACTTAATGCTAGTGACAATATTAAATCTAAGAATGTAGGAGAGGCAATATTGCTAAAGGCGATAAAAGCACCATTCCAAACAATAATGGACAATGCTGGTGTTAAAATTGGATTTGTAAACTCAGAAGAGGGTTTAGGAGTCAACGTAATAACAGGAGAGATTGTTGATATGGTTAAGTCTGGAATAGTTGACCCACTACTTGTTACAAAGAGTGCATTGAAGAATGCGGCATCTGTAGCTAATACGATACTAGCAACCGATTGTGTAATTAATAACTTAAGAGCATAATGAAAGCAGTAGGAAGATATATGTTGATAGAGCCTGTAAAAGAAAACGAAGTATCTACAAAGGGTGGTTTAATCTTAGGAGAGAGCCACAGAGAGGATATAAGATTCAGGGAGGCAAAAGTAAAAACCATAGGAACATTAGTTGAAGGAGTACAGGAGGGAGATACCATATACTACGACAGACACGCAGGGTTTGATATGGAGGTTGATAAGGTTATTTACAAGGTCATTAAAGAGTTTGACGTTGTTGTTATTTTGTAATGAGAGGGGGTAAGTTAGAGTACTCCGACTTAAGAGAGTTTAAGATACTTAAGCACTATAGAGTTATTCGGAAGTGGGTTGCTAAAAACAACGACATTAGTACGGCAGACTTAGAGGTGTTAATATACTTAGACTGTGTAGGATTCTTCAACAGGTTAGACTTTATAGATGGTCAGTACTCACACAGTTGGGATAGCGCAAGGTGGTCTAGGCTTATGGATGGTGGCTGGATAACTATATTCTCAAAAAGAGATAGGGTACACGCTAAGAAGAATACCTATAAAGTATCATTTAAAGGTAAGAACCTTATCAATAGAATCTACAAGATAATGGTTGGAGAGGAAGACATACCAACAAGTAAAAGAAGAAACGAAATAATGAAGGGTCGGTCTTACACAAGTAAGGTTCTTATTAAATCAATAAAAGACGTTAACAAAGATAAAACAATAAACAATGGGATATAAAACAAAGTCAATGATTAATCAAAGGGGACCTGGACAGCTACCTGGTTTTGACATTGAAAACTTTAAGTCAATAGATAACAACCTAAAGAAGTTGACGACGAAGTTTAAAGGAATTAACGAAACCAAAGCAATTCAAGAGATTAGAAAAAAAGAAGGACCTAGTGGTGCGATTAATACTTCTAATTTACTTCAAGAGAATCTAAACAAAGAAAGCTCTAAATCTAGTTCCCCAACAAAAGCTAAGAAAAAGTTGATAGAAGGACGTAAATTAAAACGCTCTCAAAGAAAAGAAGTTAGAGAGGCTGGGAAAGAAGCTGCAAAAGATGTTGATACAAGTTTTAAAAAAGCTGAACTAGCAGGAACAGATTTTAATTCTTTATTAATTGGTACGATTCAAAATCTTACATCATCATCAAAAGCTTCAAGCAAAAAAAGAAAAGTAAAAAAAGCAGCTAAAGATACGAAAAGAGAAATGCTTTCTAAAGGTAGACCAACAGAACCTATGGGAGAACTGGGAAATAAAAAATCTCAGACATTAAATGCTATAAAGACAAGTATAGCTCCTGAGAAAAGTAAAGTTACTGAGGCAAGTGCAGTTACTAAAAATACGAATAAAACTAATACAGCTCCTATACCTGGAAGCGACCCATTTTTAGTACCTAAAAATGCAAATACAATAGACTCAAAATTAGGTGATGATATTATGAGGTTTGGTATAAATCCAAACCAAAAAACAGCTAAAGGTCCAGCTAAAGACCAATACGATTTTAACCCTCCTTCTTATATTGATAGAACGATAGAAAAAATTCAAGATTTTATTGGTGTTGATAAACTTCCAGCTCCTAGAGAACTTTTTGGATTTCAAATGACGGGTGATGGATTTAATAAAGGGATGTTAAGAAAAAACAAATACAAAAAGTAATATGAAAAATATACTCAATCAACTAGGAGCAACAGCAACTAACCTAGATGGGGCAACTCCACAAGAGATGCAAGCGTTAGGGATGAATCCTATGGGTCCTGCCGTTCAAGGCCCTATGGCTACTAACCCCATGATGCCAACAACAGAACCTGCCGCAATTCCGCCAGTAGTTCCAACAGATAATAATTTTTCACCAAAAACCAAATCAGTTGCTGACTACACATACGGTAGTGATGTATCTAGAGGTTACTAAAAACAAAGCTATGAAAAGTAAAAATATGGTAAAGACAAAAAGAATGTATGCTCCAGCTCAAGGGTCTGATGCAATATGGGATGGCCCGTTAAATATGGACAATATGCCAAGAGGTAAGGGGTCTAGCAGCGGGGCAAATGGCATTCAGCTATTAGCTAAAAATATGCCAGCTTATATTCCAGGACCTATCACTGAGATAGCAAAGGGATTTGACGGAGAAGGTATGAACTAGAAGTTTTGGAAGACTTTAAGCTTTGCGTTGCCAATGCGTTGGTAATGATGATAACTATGTCAGACATAGAGGTCATACTTAAAATAGTTTTATTATTAGTCACAATAGGTTACACTACTTTTAAGTGGTTGTCTGTTGCTAAAAAATATAAAGATGGAAAAGATAAGTAAACATATATCATATAAGGAAGGGGTTAGAAGTTCTACCGCTAAGAGATTAAGCATAGATAACACTCCTAACGAGTTTGATTTAGATAGAATGAAGTCTATATCCAAAAATATATTTGAACCTCTTAGAGAGGCTGTAAATGGCCCTATACGCATAAATAGCTTCTTTAGGTGCAAGCAACTCAATAGAGAGGTAGGTGGAAGTGGTACGTCTCAACACTGTAGAGGAGAAGCTTTTGACTTAGATGACTCTTACGGTCATATGTCAAATGCAGATATGTATAAGTTTATTAAGAACAACCTTAGCTTTGACCAAATGATATGGGAATTTGGTGACGATGAGAACCCTGATTGGATTCACGTTTCTTATGTTTCGGAAGACAAGAACAGGAATAGGTGTTTGAGAGCTATAAAGGAAAATGGTAGAACTGTTTATATTGTAAAGTAATGGCAAGCAAAGTAAGCAAGAAAGATATGGCTTGCAACAAGCCCAAGAGAACATCTGGTCACCCAAAGAAGTCACATATTGTAAAGGCTTGTACGGGTGGAAAGGAAAAGTTAATTAGGTTTGGTCAGCAAGGTGCTAGTACAGCAGGAAAACCAAAGACTGGAGAGTCTGATAAGATGAAAGCTAAAAGAAAAAGTTTTAAGGCTAGGCACGGAAAGAACATAGCTAAAGGTAAAATGTCTGCTGCTTACTGGGCAGACAAAGTTAAATGGTAAACAATAATAAATAAAAAATGGATAAGTCAAGAAAAAGAATCTCACAAGATTACGCAAGAAACGCTATTGTAGATGGAGACACCAAGGCGGGTAGATACGAAAAAAAGATGGCAGTAAAAGAAGCTGCTGGAGAAGGACCTTCTATGAAGTCTGAAATTTACATGGCAGGAACTTCTATGGGTTCTGGCAAAATGTCAAAAAGCGGTATTATGCAGTGTGGAAGCTGTATAGGCAAGCATATGAAAGGTAACAGTGGTATTAATATGAGTGCTGACCTTAAGTATATGCCAATTATAGACAGAGAAAAAAATGCAATGAAAAAAGGCGATAGGTAGTATGGGGTTTAAGTTATCTAATCCACCATATAAGAACGAACCAACCCCAGTCTATGAATTAGACTTGGGGCCTGGCGTTCTTGGGCAGAGTAATAACAACGGCACTATCATAATAAATGATAAGCTAGACCCTAAGTTTCACGATGAGGTTATTGGACATGAAGAAGTTCATATTAATCAAATGGCTAGAGGAGACTTAGATTATGACGACAAGAACATTTACTGGAAGGGAAAGTCTTACTCAAAAAAAAATGCTAAGATAGCTATGGCTAGTCCTGCAAATTCTCCTTGGGAAAAAGAAGCCTACAGTAAGTCTAAGACTAAATATAAAGATAAAAAATACAATGTCTAAAAAATTTAAGGATACAAAGTTAGGTGCATTTTTAGGTAATGCTGCACCACACATATTAGAGGTAGCTGGAGATTTACTTCCAGATGCTGGTGTGTTAGGTATTGTAAAGAACCTCATTGAAAAAGATGATAAAATTAAACCTGAGGATAAGAAGGTAGCTTTAGCAAAGACAAAAGAAATGTATGAGCTAGAAGTTAAAGACAGAGACTCAGCAAGAAGTAGAGAGGTTGAAGTTAAGAAAACAGGTAGTAAGGATATAATGATGATGCTGACAGGTATTGTTGGATTGTTGTCGTTTATGTTTATTATATACGCAGTAGTTTACGAGGAGGGTGTTTTACACAACGAGCTGTTCGTTCACTTGATGGGTATGGTAGAGGGTGTGGTAATATCTAACATTTTTGCATACTATTACGGGTCATCAGCAGAAAAATAGTAAAAAGTAAGTAATTATAAAAAGAGTAAGAATCAAATTTAATTTAATATGAACAGAATTACAGATGAAGAGCTAGAGCTTATCAGAGAGCAACAAACAAAAATTTCTCAAATTAAACAAGACATCGGAACACTAGAACTTAGGAAGCACGAGGTTATGGGCGTAATGCTTGATGTAAATCAAGAAGTCGAAGAAACAAAAACCACACTAGAAGAAAAGTATGGTCGTGTAAACATTAACCTTGATGACGGGACTTATACCGAAGTTGAGGAAGAAGAATCTAAGTAATGAGTAGTGTTATAAGAAAAATCAGCATAGGGTCTGATTACAAGAATGAAGCAATGCATTATTCTGTTGGGCAACAAGTATATGGTGGTCACGAAATATCTGATATTCTCCTTGACGAGAAAGATAACTCTTATAACATTTATATTCAAAAAAATAAGGAGACATTGCCGTGGAAGAAGTTCAACTCTAATATGGCAATATCTGTTGAATATGACTTGCAGTATTAATGAAAAGTATTCACGATTTTATCGTAAAACCTATAGAGGGTCGATACAATAATACTGTTAAGGTTGACGAGGTTGACCTTATAGTCAATACAAGAATTGAGGAATTTAAAAGCGTGAGTAAAGTTGCCGAAGTGGTGGCTTTACCATTAGCTATAAAAACTAACATAAAAGTTGGGGATAAAATCATAGTACACCACAACGTATTTAGAAGATTCTATGACATTAGAGGAAACGAAAAGAATAGTAGGAGTTTTATTAAAGAAGATATGTATGCTTGTTCACCTGAGCAGATATACCTGTATGGAGCAAATAAGACTCATCTTGATTATTGTTTCGTAAAGCCAGTAGAAAACGATAGTATATTTTCTTTAACAAAAGAAAAGCCACTTGTAGGATTTCTAAAGTATGGAAACAAAGGACTAACTAACTTAGGGATAAACAAAGGAGACCTTGTTTCGTTTAGACCAACATCTGAGTTTGAGTTTGTTATAGATGGAGAATTATTATATTGTATGAAATTAATTAATATCGTTGGTAGTTATGAAGGTAAAGGAGATGAAAGAGAGTATAATCCTAGCTGGGCAAAAAGCAGTTGTTGAACTGATTAAAGTTGCTGAAGAAGCTATTATAGACTCAGGAGATGACATAACAGCAGATAGATTGAAAAATGCAGCAGCAACTAAAAAACTTGCAATATTTGACGCATTTGAAATACTACAACGCATAGAAAATGAAAAAAATTTGTTAGAAAACAAACCAAAAGAAGAAACTAAAAAGAAAGAGTTTAGAGGGTTTGCTGAAGGAAGGGCTAATACTAATTAGTATGTACGAGCAAAGTTTATACAAGGTATTAGACAACTACATAAAACCATCTACTCTAAAGAAAAAAAATAATGATAAGTCTTGGAAGTACGGGTACGATGAGGATTTTGATGTTATTGTAATAAGTAAAACAGGTAAGATAGGAGAGATTTATGAAATACAAAATCTTAAGATAGCATTACCTGCTGAGTTTGAAACTCATAACTTTAAAGATAAAAAGTGGTCTCATACAGAATATCCAAAAGAATTAGCTAGAATAAAAACAATCTTTGATTGGAAGGAATACCCTGAAGATTTTAAAGAACAATGGTACGATTATATTGAGAAAGAATTTGAAAGAAGAGAAAATGGATTTTGGTTTAGTAATAAGGGTAGTTCTACTTACATTACTGGCTCTCATTATATGTACTTGCAATGGTCAAAAATTGACGTTGGACAACCAGACTTTAGAGAATCAAATAGATTATTCTATATATTCTGGGAAGCTTGCAAGGCAGACACAAGGTGCTTTGGAATGTGTTACCTTAAAAATAGACGGAGTGGATTCTCCTTTATGTCTTCAGGAGAGACAGTCAACCTTGCTACGATATCAGTTGATTCCAGATATGGAATACTTTCAAAGTCAGGGCCTGATGCAAAGAAAATGTTTACCGATAAGGTTGTACCAATCTCAGTCAACTATCCGTTCTTCTTTAAGCCCATACAAGATGGTATGGACAGACCAAAGACTGAACTTGCATATAGAGTGCCAGCATCAAAGTTTACAAGAAAGAAACTTGACTCTAATGAGCAGCAAGAAGATATCAAAGGGTTGGATACTACTATTGATTGGAAGAATACAGGTGACAACTCCTATGATGGAGAAAAACTAAAGCTACTTGTACACGATGAATCAGGTAAGTGGGAGAGACCAAGCAACATACTAAACAACTGGAGGGTTACAAAAACCTGCTTAAGACTAGGTAGTAGGATAATAGGTAAATGTATGATGGGTTCAACATCTAACGCTTTAGATAAGGGAGGAGAAAACTTTAAAAAACTTTACTATGCATCAGACGTTACGAGAAGAAACAGCAATGGACAGACTGCTTCAGGACTATATTCTTTGTTCATACCTATGGAATGGAACTACGAGGGATACATTGATTCTTATGGACTACCTGTCTTTGACACTCCAGAAAAAGCGGTTAAAGACCCTTACGGAAATTTAATTAAACTAGGGGTAATAGAGTACTGGGACAATGAAGTAGAAGGACTAAAAGGAGACCAGGATGGATTAAATGAATTTTATAGACAGTTTCCAAGAACAGAGCAACACGCTTTTAGAGATGAAGCTAAAGAATCTATATTTAATCTAGCAAAAATATACCAACAGATAGACCACAATGAAGGAATGAAGTCTAGTTCATTAGTAACTAAAGGAAACTTTCAGTGGGAGAATGGAATTAAAGATACAAGGGTAGTTTTTATGCCAAACTCAAACGGTAGGTTTCATATAACTTGGATTCCTCCTGTTTCTTTACAAAACAGAATTGTCTCTAAAGGTGGAATAAATTATCCAGGCAATGAGCATTTAGGTGCTTTTGGATGTGACCCTTACGACATATCAGGAACAGTAGACAAGAGAGGTTCTAATGGGTCCTTACACGGGTTAACAAAATTTAGTATGGAAGATGCTCCAAGTAATCACTTATTTTTAGAGTACATTGCAAGGCCTCAGACAGCAGAGATATTTTTTGAGGATGTATTAATGGCTTGCGTATTTTACGGTATGCCAATACTAGTAGAGAATAACAAACCAAGACTATTGTATCACTTTAAAAATAGAGGGTATAGAGGATACTCAATGAATAGACCCGATAAAAAGTATACAAGACTATCAGTAACAGAGAGAGAGATTGGTGGAATACCTAACTCTAGTGAGGATATAAAACAGGCACACGCTGCTGCAATAGAAACATATATAGAAGAGCTTGTAGGAATATTAGGTGATGATGAAATGGGGGATGTGTACTTTCAAAGAACTCTAGAAGATTGGGCAAGGTTTAATATAAACAATAGGACATCACACGATGCATCTATAAGCTCAGGATTAGCCATTATGGCTTGTAACAAAAATCGTTACGCACCGATAAACAGGGTAGCAATAAAAAATATAAATTTAGGGTTTAAGAGATACGACAACTCTGGAAGTTATTCAAAAATAAGAAATTAAATGAACGTAAGCGCAAATCCAAACAGTGTATTTCCTAGCCAAGTTGTTAGTGACGCAGAAAAATCAAGCCTTGAATATGGAAGGCAAGTTGCCCAAGCTGTAGAATCGGAGTGGTTTAACCAAGGAGGCTATGGGAATAGATTTGCTACAAATTTTAATCACTTTAATAGTTTAAGATTATACGCAAGGGGAGAACAACCAGTTCAAAAATATAAAGATGAGCTTGCTATAAACGGAGACCTCTCTTATTTAAATCTAGATTGGAAACCCGTACCTGTAATTTCAAAGTTTGTAGATATCGTTACAAACGGTATGACAGAAAAAAAATATGAGATTAGTGCTTACGCACAAGACCCTGAATCAATAAAGAAAAGAACTGACTACGCTTCTGCTTTAATGGAAGATATGGCAGCAAAAGAGCAACTATTAAAACTTAAAAACAATTTAGGTATAGATGCTTTCAATACTAGCAATCCAGAAGAATTACCTCAGTCTAAAGAAGAGTTATCTCTTCATATGCAACTTGACTATAAGCAATCAATTGAAATAGCAGAAGAAGAGGTTATAAATCAAGTACTTGCTAAAAATAAGTTTGATGAAATAAGAAAAAGATTTAACTACGACTTAACTGTTATAGGTATAGGGGCTGTCAAAACAACTTGGAATAAAGCTAATGGGGTAAAGGTAGAATACTGCGACCCTGCAAACTTAGTTTACTCATACACTGAAGACCCTAACTTTGAAGACATATATTATATTGGAGAGGTTAAGGGTGTTACAATACCTGAGCTTAAAAAACAATTCCCTAATATACCTCAAGAAGAACTAAAAAGAATTGAGGAGATGCCAGGCAATAGAGACCGTATAACTGGATGGAAAGGATATGATGAAAACACAGTTCAAGTTTTGTATTTTGAGTACAAGACTTATAACAATCAAGTATTTAAAATAAAAACAGGACTAAACGGATTAGAAAAAGTTATACAAAAGTCAGACGACTTTAATCCACCTGAAAACGATACATTTAAAAAAGTATCAAGAAGTATAGAGGTCCTTTATTGTGGGGCTAAAGTTCTTGGAACAAACACTATGTTAAAGTGGGAGTTGTCTGAAAATATGACAAGACCTTTTGCTGACACAACTAAGGTTGAGATGAACTATGTTCTTTGTGCGCCAAGAATGTACAACGGAAGGATTGAATCCGTTGTAAGTAAGATTACAGGGTTTGCCGATATGATTCAAATTACACATTTGAAGCTACAGCAAGTTATGACAAGGATGGTCCCTGACGGAGTTTTCTTAGATGTTGACGGTTTAGCAGAAGTTGATTTAGGAAACGGAACTAACTACAATCCAGCAGAAGCTCTTAGTATGTACTTCCAGACAGGTAGTGTTTTAGGTAGGTCTATGACACAAGATGGAGAATTGAACAGAGGCAAGGTTCCAATTCAAGAGCTTACAAGCTCAAGCGGAGGTGCTAAGATACAGTCTTTAATACAGACATATCAGTACTACTTACAAATGATAAGAGATGTTACAGGATTAAACGAGGCGAGAGATGGTTCTGCTCCAGCTAAAGATGCACTCGTAGGACTTCAAAAGATGGCCGCTAATCAATCCAATGTAGCAACAAGACATATACTTCAAGCAAGTTGTTATTTAACGCTTAGAGCCTGCGAAAATATATCTATGAGAATTGCTGATTCCTTACAGTTTGCTTTAACGGCTAACTCTCTTAAGAACAGTATTACTATTTTTAATGTAGAAACATTAAAAGAAATATCTAATTTAAATTTACATGACTTTGGAATATTTTTTGAGTTAGAGCCTGATGATGAGGAGAAAGCGCAATTAGAGCAGAACATTCGAGATGCTTTAAAGATGGGAGGAATAAACCTTGAGGACGCTATTGACATAAGGAGGATAAAAAATCTTCAACTTGCAAATGAAATGCTTAAGGATAAAACAAAAAAGAAAATTCAACAAGCACAACAAGCACAACAAGCAAATATACAAGCTCAAAGTCAAGCTAATGCACAAGCATCTGAAGCTGCTGCAATGGCTGAAACTCAAAAGCAACAAGTAATAACAGCAGAAAAAATTAGTATTGAGCAAGCTAAATCTCAGTTTGAAATAGAAAGAATGCAAGCAGAGGCTGAAATAAAAAGAGGTCTTATGTCTGAAGAGTTTAACTTTAATATGAAACTAGCTCAGATTAGAGCAAATGCTGAAATTTCAAAAGAACAAGATATTGAAGATAGAAAAGATAAAAGAATAAAAATACAAGGGACTCAGCAATCTGAACTGATTGACCAAAGAAAAAATAACTTATTACCGAAAAACTTTGAAAGTTCAGGTAATGATGTATTAGGGGGAATTGGATTAGACGAGTTTAACCCAAAATAAATAGAATTTTTTAATTTATATTATATTATATTATGTCAGAAGAAGTAAAACAAGAAGGAGACTTTAAAATAAAAAGTAAACCTAAAATGAAAAAGTTTAATAAGGAAACCGAAACTATTAAAGTGGATTTATCCGATAATAAAAAAGTTGAGGAAGAAGTTATTAAAGTTAACTTAAAAGAAGAAGATGCCAATAAAAAGCAAGAAGCAACAAACGTGGCTACAGATAAACCAGCCGAAATTGTACCAGAAGTGGAAGCAGAAGTATCATCAGGGGAAAGCCCCGTTCAAAATGAGGGGTTTGCTGGCATCCAAGAAATAACTGGAGAAGAAGTAAAAGAAGAAGTAATAGAAGTTACTAAAGAAATAAAGGAAGCAATTAGAGATGAACGTGTTTCAGGAAAGCCACTTCCTGAAAATATTGAAAAACTTGTTTTATTTATGGAAGAAACAGGTGGCAATGTTGAAGACTATGTTAGATTAAATGCTGACTACAGTAATGCAAATAAAGATACATTATTAAAAGAGTACTATAAAAAAAGTAAACCGCATCTTGATGATGACGAGATTAATTTCCTTTTAGAAGATAAATTTTCGTATGACGAAGACTTAGATGAAGAAAGAGATATACGCAAGAAAAAGCTTGCGTTCAAAGAAGAGGTTCAAGAAGCCAAAAACTTTTTAGAAGACTTGAAGGGTAAATATTACGATGAGATTAAGTTAAGACCAGGCGTAACCCAAGAGCAACAAAAAGCAACGGAGTTCTTTAACCGATACAACGAAGAGAAAAGCTTAAAGAGCCAAAAGCACGACAGGTTTAAAAAGGCTACATCTGAAATGTTCAACAACGACTTCAAAGGTTTTGATTTCGAGGTTGGAGAAAAAAAATTCAGGTATGGTGTTAATAATCCAACAAGTCTTGCTGACAAACAATCTGAACTTTCTAACATAATCGGGAAGTTCCTGAATAACAAGGGAGAAATTTCAGACCACAAAGGTTACCACAAAGCTATGTATGCTGCGTCTAACGTAGACAAGATTGCAGGTCACTTTTATGAGCAAGGTAAAGCCGATGCTGTTAAGGAGGTTGTGAATGGTTCAAAGAATCTATCAGACCAACCGAGGCAGACTTCTGGTGATAGCGTGTTTATAAATGGGATTAGAGTTAAGTCTGTAAGCGGAGCGGACTCTTCAAAATTAAAAATTAAAAAAACAAACTTTAAAAATTAAAAAAAAATGGGACAATTTATTCCAAGCTCAAAGGACCCTCTAGGGGACTTTAATTTAAGTCCGATGCCTACTAAAAGTGCATCACCTTTTAATTACATTGATTTTACTGGAGAAACAGGTGGAAACTTTGCACAACAATACCTACCAGAGATTTACGAAGCTGAAGTAGAGCGATACGGAAACAGAACTCTATCAGGATTTTTAAGAATGGTAGGTGCTGAAATGCCAATGACTTCTGACCAAGTTGTATGGTCTGAGCAAAACAGATTGCATATTGGGTATAAACTAGCTACTGTTACGGTAGCAACTGGCGTTATTGCTTTACCAACGAATGGTGACGATGGAAAGGCTACTAAAAATGCTATCAGAGCAAAAAATACTATTGTATTACAAGCTACTGCTGGTACAGGTGTAGGGACAACTATTACTGCTTATGTTAGTGTTGTTGATGGACTTAACGTAACTGTTCTTCCTTATACTGCTGCTAATTTAGCAGGTGCTGGATTTGCAGATGACTCAATATTTAGCTTATTTGTTTATGGTTCTGAATTTGCTAAAGGAACAAATGGAATGACAGGTTCTTTAGAAGCTTCTTTCACTCAGTTTAGCAACAAGCCAATTATCATTAAGGACAATTATGAAATTAATGGTTCTGATGCTGCACAAATTGGATGGGTTGAAGTTGCTGCTGAAGACGGAACAAACGGATACTTATGGTATTTGAAGTCTGAAGGAGAAACAAGATTACGTTTCCAAGATTACTTAGAGATGGCAATGGTAGAAGGTGAGCTTGCTACAAACGCTGCTGTTAAGACTGCTGTAGGAAATCAAGATTCTGCTGGTACTGAAGGTCTTTTTGCTGCTATTACTGCAAGAGGTAACGTATACCAAAACTATGCAAGTGGTGCTGGTAAAGATGGTGCTGGACAAAGAAGTGCTTTAGCTGACTTTGATTTAATTCTTCAAAATCTTGACAAGCAAGGAGCTATTGAAGAGAATATGTTATTCTTAGACAGAGCTACTGCTTTAGACTTTGATGATATGTTAGCTGCACAAAATTCTTACGGAGCGGGTGGTACATCTTACGGTGTATTTGAAAACTCTGCGGAAATGGCATTGAACTTAGGATTTGACGGTTTCAGAAGAGGTTCTTATGACTTCTACAAGACTGACTGGAAATACTTAAACGATGCTACGACTCGTGGTTTAGTTGACAATATTGAAGGTGTATTAGTTCCTGCTGGAACAAGTACAGTGTACGACCAAATGTTAGGTACTAACATCAGACGACCATTCTTACACGTACGTTACAGAGCTTCTGAAGCTGACGATAGAAGAATGAAGTCTTGGATTACAGGTTCTGTAGGTGGTGCTGCAACTAGTGATGAGGATGTAATGAGAGTTAACTTTTTATCTGAAAGATGTTTAGTTACTCAAGCTGCTAACAACTTTGTGTTATTCACAAAATCTGCATCATAACAGCAATCAATTATTACTTGGGGTCGCAAATTGCGGCTCCAAGTTTTATTTATTTTTTTTATTAAATTTTATTATATTATGGCTACAAAAGCAAAAGAAAAGACTACCGAAAATTGGGAGTCTAAAGACAGGTTGTACTACCTTAAAAATGGGGTATCACCATTGACATTTACATTATCAAGCAAGCATTCACAAAGACATCCATTGATGTATTTTGATGAGGAATTAGGTTATGAAAGAGAGCTTAGGTATGCAACAAACCAAGTATCTCCATTTGTTGATAAGCAAACAGGGCCAGCAACATTAGCGCACATTGTTTTTCACAACGGGGTGTTGATGGTTCCTAAACAAAAACAAAATTTACAAAAACTTTTATCATTATATCACCCTCTAAGAAAAAATTTATATGCAGAGCAAGACGAAGTTGCTGAAGCAGTAAACCAGTTAGAAGATATTGAACTGGAAATTGAAGCATTAAATTTAGCTTTACAATTAGATGTTGACCACGCTGAGGCAATATTAAGAACTGAATTAGGTAGTGCTGTATCTAAAATGAACAGTAAAGAACTTAAACGAGATTTAATGCTACTTGCTAAAAGCAATCCAGCGTTGTTTATAAGTCTTGCACACGATGAAAACGTGGAGCTTAGAAGCTTTGGTATTAGAGCAGCGGAATCAGGGATTATTATATTGTCTTCTGACCAA